CGGCCGACGGGTTCCGGGTGTATAACGATTCGATCAGCACCCCCGGTGGCGGCGTCATACTGTTCCACGGTATGCAGGATCACACGGCCGAGAGTATCAAGTCGCTGGAAGGTTTCGACATGGCCTGGGTGGAAGAGGCTCAGACCATGACGCAGACCAGCCTGAAAATGTTGCGGCCGACCATCCGTAAGCCCGGGTCCGAGCTGTACTTCACATGGAACCCGCGGCGTAAAATGGATGCGGTGGACGTGTTGTTCCGCCAGCAGACTCCGCCGACGGACAGCGTTATCATCAAGGCGAACTGGAACGACAACCCCTGGTTCCCCGCGGTACTTGAGCAGGAGCGACTCGACTGCCTGAACAACGAACCAGAAGAGTACGATCATGTGTGGGAAGGCGGCTATGCCACAGTGGCGAAGGGCGCTTACTACGCGAAGTTCATCAACGAGGCCAAACTGGACGGCCGCGTCACTACGCTGACCGAGGACCCGAACCTGATTATCCGGCTGTACGTGGACATTGGCGGAACCGGCGCCAAGGCTGATAACTTCGTGATTATCGCCGCCCAGTTCCGCGGGATGCGCGTCAACGTACTGAACCACTACACCGTGCAGGGGCAGGACGGCGCCAGTCACCTGGCCTGGCTGCGCGAACAGGGCTATACGCCCGACCGTACGAAGGTATGGCTGCCGCATGACGGCAAGACACACGACAAGGTTATCAATATCAGCTACGAGTCGATGTTCCAGAACGCCGGCTACGAGGTTGAAGTGGTGCCGAACCAGGGCCGCGGGGCGGCCAATATGCGTATCCAGGAAGCGCGGCGGGTGTTTCCGTCCGTCTGGTTCAACGAAGAGACTTGCTCGGATTTGTTGGAAGCGTTAGGATACTACCACGAAAAACGCTGTCCGGTAAGGAACATAGGCTTGGGGCCTGACCACGATTGGAGTTCACATGACGCTGATACCTTCGGGCTTATGTGCCTGTTGCACGACGCGGGGCCGCAACGGCAGTTCAAACCAATCACTTTTAGTGGGTGGAGCCGATAATGACTGATTTTACCGACCACACAGCCGTTGTCCGGGCCATCGAACAGATTCAGTCCGACGAGTCCGACATCCGGGATTGGTGTCGGGAACAGCAACTGTTCATCCACAAGAAAGACGGGCAATGGGAACCCGACATTCTCCCTGACAATACGAAGCCCCGCTACACCTTCGATATGGTTGAGCCGTTGGTAGACCAGGTGGTCGGTGAGATTGAGAAGTCCGAGTTTGGCATCAAGGCGATCCCCGCCAGTTCCACCGCTTCAGAAAACAATGCGAAAATCTTTGGCGGCATGATTCGCAGTATCCAGGCGCTATCGCACGCCCGGGAGACCTATAATTCGGCCGGTCGTGGTTTTACCGAGTGCGGCCTGGACGGCTGGGAGGTCGTGCAGGACTACGCCGATGATGACTCGTTCTACCAGGACCTGATTATCAAGCGGATCGACAATTTTGTTGACAGCGTGTACTTCTGGCCGTTCTGTGAGCCCGACGCCAGTGACGCGCCGGCAGCCGTCAAGCTCCGGGCCATCCCGAAAGCGGAGTACAAGGAGAAATACCCGAAACGTAACGGCGACTCCCTGCAGGTACAGCGTATTGCCAGCGTGTTCTACCAGAAACCCGACCACGTTATCATCGGCCAGTTGTACTACGTCAAAGAAGTGTCTGCCAAACTGTTGCTGCTGTCCGATGGACGGGTAGTCGAGGCGGACGAGGTAGCCGGTGTGCTGGACGACCTGGCCGCACAGGGCATTACGGTCCAGAAACAACGTACCCGCAAGAAGAAAATCTTCTACTCGCGTCTTCTGGACGCCCAGGGGTGGATAAATCAGCCCCAGGAAACCGTATTCAGTCGCGTACCGATCATACCGGTATTCGGCAACTTCAAGATTCTGGAAGAAAAAGTCGTCTACCGCGGCATGGTCGGCAAGTTGATTGACCCGCAACGTGTCTACAACTACGCCAAATCGCGTGAAATCGAAGAGGGCGCTTTGGCACCGCGCGAAAAGATTTGGATGACGCCAAAACAGGCGCAGGGACACGAAACTCAGCTCAAGACGCTCAACACCAACACCGATCCGGTACAGTTTTTCAACTCGGACCCGATGTACAACAATGGCGGTCCGCCCACCAAGACCAATGGCGCTAACGTCAATCCGGGTCTGAAGTCAATCAGCGACGATATGGGCAACATGATGCGCCAGACGGCGGGTTTGTATGCGGCAAGCGTCGGGGATAACCCGAACGTGCAGTCGGGCATTGCGATCGAACGACTGCAAAGTCGCAGTACGCTGGGCTCGAGCAAATATTTCAACGCTCTGGCTACTGCGATCCGGGCCACTGGTGATTTGCTGGTTCGGGCCATCCCCCGGGTCTACGATACGGCGCGTGAGGCCCGTATGCTGGACGAGGATGGCAAGACGGCGCAACGAGTAATGGTGAACTCCACTGTTGTTGACGAGCAGACCGGCCAGTCCGTGAAAATCAATGATTTGAGTCTCGGCAAGTACGACGTGATATGCGAAGCCGGCCCGTCATTCCGCAACAAGCAACGTGAAGTCGTCCAGAACATCACCGAAATCGGTACGGTGGACCCGTCGTTCATTGCTATCGGCAGTGACATTCTGGCGAAAAACATGACCGGACCGGAAATGGGCCAGTTGGCCACCCGGCTCCGCGCCAAACTGTTCAACGAGGGCGCCATACCCCAGGAACAGATGACGGAAGAGGAACAGGCTGAAATGCAGCGTCGGGCGCAACAGCCGCCTCCGCCCGATCCGAACATGATTATTGCGGAGGCCGAGGCTGGCAAGTCTCAGGCCATGCAGCGAAAGGCCGAGGGCGAGACTCAGGCGTTGCAGCAAAAGGGCCAACTCGAACAGTTCAAAGCGGTACTACAGCAGCAGTCCCAGCAGTTTGAACGCGCCATGAGAGCGTTCGACGCCCGGCTGAAGGCTCAGTCGCAGGATGCAGACAATCTGAAAACACTGATCGACGGCCTCAAAGGTATTCGTGAAGGTATTGGCGCCGAGGCTATCGTTGTGCCGGAAGTTGCGGCGGCTATTGCCCACCAACTGACGTTGATTATGAAAGAACAGGGAACGGCGGCTCTTGCGCCACCGACCCAGCAATGATATAAAGCGGGTGCAGACCCACGTACGCGACGTTATCGCGGGTTAACATAGGAAAGACTATGGGTGAGGAAAATCAGCTAGAAGCGGGTACGAGTGAAGAACTCGAACTCGAACAGTCCGCCGGGACTTCGGAATCAGCTACCGAGGAAAACGAAGGTTCGCAGGAACAGCAAGCGCAACAGACCGACGGTGAGGACGGTAAAAAAGTAACTTTGCCCCCGCACGTCCAGGAGGCAGTAAACAAGGCCATCGGTCGTCAGCACAGGCTTTTTCGAGAACAGCAGGAAGAGGCTGAACGTCTTCGGGCAGAACTTGAGTCTATCCGTGGAAAACAGCTTCCAGAGCAACGGCCGGTTATTCCGCCCGTACCTGATCCCCTGGACGATGATTTCGACCAGAAGATGCAGGACCGGGACGAAGCCATCAAACGGCAGATGCGGTTTGACGCTGAAGAAACACAGCGGCAGCAGCAGGCGCAGCAGAGGGCCTCGTCGGAACAACAGGAGCAGCAAAAGGCGTTCGTGGCGAAAGCCCTGTCTTATAAGCAACGTGCGGATAAGTTACAGGTGGACCCACAAGCCCTGCAGATGGCAGGACAGATTGTTTCAGCGTACGGCTTGCCGGACGTACTGGCCGATCACATCCTGGGCCATGAACAGGGTCCGTTGATAACTCAGCATCTTGCGGCGAATCTTAACGATCTCGAGAAGCTGGGAGAAATGGACCCGGTGAGTGCGGGGATATACCTTGCTACTGCTATTGTCCCGAAGTTACCGACCACAAAGGCACAAACGTCAGCCCCGCCCCCGCCGGATACGGTGGATGGGTCACCGGCACCGCCCACAAAGCGGGGGCCTCCGGGGTGTACCTACTACTAGCTGAATGAGGTAACTTACAGTGGCAAACAATTTCGATTCCAACTATTCGCAAAAACTCATGCGAGTATTCATGGAAAAGTTCGAGAACGCTCGAGTCCTTTCCAAAAACGTCAACACGCAGCTTCTGGACGGAAAGTTCAACCCGTCCACCGGCGACACCATCAAGTTCAAGCGTCCGACGGACTACACGTCCACCGAGACCGCGACCGGTGATATTTCGGCCGTTACGGCGAAAGACATCATCGTCGGTAGTGGCTTCGGGCAGGTTCAGGACTACATCACCGTCCACGTCAACTTCAACGAGGTAGACCAGGCGTTGAAAATGGACCAGCTCGACCAGCTCCTGGCTCCGATGGCAACCCGTATCGTAACCACGCTGGAACTGAACTTCGGTTCGTTCATGGCGAAGAACGCCGGCCTGTTCGCAGGTACCATCGGTACCGCGGCTGACGCCTGGTCTGACGTGGCTTACGCCGGTGCGATGATGGAAAGCCATGGTGTTCCGATGGACTCGCCCTGGTATTACGCCTGCAATCCGTTCACCCAGGTAGCGCTTGCCGATGCAACCCGCGGCCTGGCGGCTGGCGGTTCGGCCGGTTCCCTGATTTCCGAAGCGTACAAGAAGGCGATGATTCAGCAGAATTACGCTGGTTTCGACTCGGTAATGAAGGCCACCACGCTTCCGAGCTACACGACCCACAGTGGCGCGGACCGTGCGGGTACCCTTTCGGGCAACCCCGACGTTACCTACGTAACGGCCAAAGACACCATGACC